CCAAATCAAAATAGCCATCGGATAAGTAAACGCTAGAGCTAACAGTAGAGACAGTTCCCGAGGTAGCCGATCCAGTTACCGTCACGCTTGATTTATTGGCCTGACAGATAGTGTCATATACCAAATTCATGCAAGATGCCTGATAGAGATTGCGTGGCACTTGAGCATTAAGTACTTCGAGCTTAGATTTAACACTAATATCAATTTGCGTACCAGTTCCCACAATGTCAGAAACCGTACCCATAAATAAGATTAAATCTCCGATTGGTGTTGACCAATCCGTCAAAAAGCACTTTCTCAATTCTAATTTTGCATTGTCTAGAAAGCCAAAACTCAAGATTGCAGTAGAAAGTTTGATATTACTGATCGTATCTGTAGCGCTTGGGAAGAGTGTTACGCTCAAAGTATCTACTTCAATTCCTAAAATATTTTTGGTTGTTCCACGCTTGATTAAGGATGATCCAGACTTATAAATATTTCCAGAATAATTAATGTCAATATCAGCCGTAGTCCAGCGATATACATCACCAGTAATTAAAGTAAAAGTAAATAGATCGGCCATAAGAAAAGTATCGTTAGCCGCCAATAAATTGGTTAATGCAGTATTAGCCGTTTTCATTTGATGCTGACAAACTCAACTTTTTTTGCTTCCCATAATTGGTGCAAAAATTGATTGAACTCTAAAGAATCTTGCAAGAATCGACATTTAAAATAAAACGATCCTGAGTACGTCAAAACAGCACCGGAAGCGGGTGCGCTAGTAAATGTCAGTACGTTATTGGTAATAGTGAAGGCGCTGGTAGGAGTGCCATTGATATAAACCAAAGGAGTGCCATTAATAGCCCCAATAGGTTCAATAAAACCGCCATAGGATCGTACTAAACCAAAAGCCTTGGTAGAGCCATCGCCCAATCCAAACGCTTGCCCTGTAACCGTGCAATCATCGGAATCTGTATATAAGAAATAATCGTATGAACCCTTACAGGCATTGAATAAACCGATTAAAGATTGAATCTCAGCTTGTCCTGAATCTCTAAGAACTTCATAGGATAAAGAAAACTGCCACTTAGGATAGGAATAGTAAGAAGCCCGCAATTCCTTACCGGATGCGGAAGTTTGAATCTTGGTTGACCAAGTTGGAGTCTTTTTTCTATTCCAAGATAGACCAGGCAGATCGGGAAATATATTGCTCATGCGAATTTAATCATATTGTCACGGTGCAAAGACTTAATTGCCTTTGCCAACTCTTCTTTGTGCATCATTAGAAATCCACCCTTCATAGGTGTGGCATTAATATTGACAGTAGAACCACCCCCGCCCATACCGCCACCAGCTAAAGACTCACGCAACGGATTAGCAATGTGCGCTGGTAATACCATTTCGCTTGCGTGTAACTGAGTTAATGGATTAGCGTTAGCTGGAATATCAAAACCACCAGAGGCAGAGGCTAGAGCTAAATAGCCAGCACCCATAGCTGACATTTCAGCAGCAGCGGCAACGGCCATAGCTGGGCCAACTATCGGAATAGATGCTACGGCAGAGGCAGCCCCCATCGCAGCGACACCCGTTTCGGCGGGAATCGTTCCAGCAGCTTCTAGTTTTTTAGCTGCAACCGCAGTTAATACCTCTTCACCAAATAAGGCTTGGCGAACCGTTGACCATGACTGAGCCAATCCAGTTTTAGCCATTTCACCCGCTGCCCATTTAGCGACCATACTTGTTATAGCGCTAACAAATGAACCGAGAATAGATTGCATCAAATTAGCCATTGCTGCTTTGAGCGTTGTAGTCCCTTGAATCATTCCGGTGACAGAGGTGCTGACGGCGTTCTCTATTGGAGCAAGCATTGACTGAAAATCAGCCTTCACTTGGTTTGCCATAGAAGTATTTAACTGCTCTACTTGTTTAGCGTGTTTCTGACGTAACTCTAAGAGCTTATCTAATTGAACTTGTAGGGCAACTGGGTCTTGACTTGGATCGTTGCGTTGTAACTCAATACGAGCGTTTTGAGCGATCTCTTCTATAGCGTAGCGCTGATTCTCGTAGGTTTGTTGTAGCTTAATAAAGTCTTGAGCAGAGATTTCACCTAAGTCTTTTTTGCGCTTGGATTTTTCTTCTTCAATAGCGATTTCATCAAGGCCATTACGTTGATATTCAGTAATCGCTTCCTTGGCTAAACCTTGCCCGTCTTTAACGGACTTTTTCATAATCTCTAAATCCAAAGCAGATACTTTTTTGCGTAGTTCGATAGATTCCGCATTAGTTAAAGATTGAGTTTTTTGAATAGATTGCCAATAAGCCTTTTCTTGCTCTTTTGACATATCCCGCAAATCATTTTCTTTTTGGTAGTAAACCTTGGCTTCTGCAAGTCTGGCATCCCACTCACCTACCCTAGATGGGTCTTTTTTATTCTTATCGCCAAAACCTTTAAATTGTTTAGTGCCTTTATTGTCGGTGGCTTCTTTATTTCCTGACTCAATAGGCTTGCCAATCATGGCACGAATACGCTTATCTGAGGCAGTCACTTGAGCCTCCATTGCTGCGATGGAGGCAGTCATATCAGCGCCAAAGTACTGCGCTAACTTAGCAACGCCAATGCCAACTTGTAAAACAATGTTGTAAAGCGAGTCGAAAGCTACTACTACTACGTCAATTGCTATTTTGAGAACTGAGAAGAGTACATAAGCAATTTGTCCAAAAATAGCGGCTAAATCGGTCAAGATTGGAATTAAGACTTCACCTACTAGGCCACATACACCTTCCCACACGATAGCTAATTCAGCTTGAGCCATCTTATATTTCTTAGCGCTCTCTACACCTTCTGCGCCAATCTTTAAATGGTATTTGTCAGCAAGCTCATTGGCTCTTTCCATGACGGTGGAATTTAATTTCTGCAATTCCATCACTTCTTTAGCGGAACGGCCAAACATATACATGGCAGCGGCATCACGATCCACGCCTTCTTTGTAATCTTTGAGAAGATTAACGGCATCGAGCGTTAAATCCATCATGCTTCTTAAATGGCCATTTGAGTCTTTAGTTTGCAGACCCATATCATTAATAGCGGTTTCATTCGCTTTGATCTGTTTAAGCAACTTCATTGAAGCGCCAGTTAGATCATCGGATGTCTTGCCAATTAACTTGAGCGCCACATTCATTACCGAGGCTTCCTCAGTAGTGACACCCATTACCTTCGCAATACCTTTAACTTGAGCGGTGAACTCAAGGCTGGCATTAATGGCATCTTTGAACATTTTGCCGCCAGCTAGAACTGCCGTTATGCCTAAAAATGCTCCAGATAAAGCCTCAAAAGCGCCACCCAATCCACCTAATGAGCTTTTCATTTCTGCTACAGAAGAAGAAACGGCAGCTTGTGCGCCTTTAAGGGCTGCCACTAGCTCTGAGGTATCTGCCCCAATAATAATTTGTGCGTCATTTGCCATTATTTAATTTGCTCAAAAATTCTTCTGGTGACATGATGTCGGGGGCTTTGCCGTTAGGCATAGCACTCATTAAAGACTCAATCTCTTGATTGTTTTCTTGCGACCCTTGCGGTACGTTATTTTTAAAGCCTAAATAACCCGTAATGCGAGCCATTTGCAAAGCTATAGGTGGCAAAATCTGCCATTGGTGATTAAGTGCAGTTAGGCGAGGAAGATCAATATTCCATTCGACATAATCCCAAGTCCAGCCTGTCATTTGACAGACGTGAGCGGTGATTAAATCCCAGTCTATTTCCTCGCTGGAGGCTTTCCCGATGCACCTCGGTCTTTAGTCTTATTGACAAAAGTAAAGGCTTCGAGAATGTCTTTATAGTTGTGCGTATCGATATTCCATTCCACGATTTCTCTTGGAACGTCTGGGTGGTTGCGTCTAATACCGTACCAAATCCCATCTATTAGGGCTTGAACCCCATCGGCAGAGTTGTTGTCACCGATGAGATCAAGATTTTTTCCAATCGCTGACAAGCCGATCAGAGGTAAAGCTGACAGGGTGTATTCCACCCCGCCTAGTGTTACTTTTTTCACTTGGAAACCTTTTTAAATTATTCCGATGTGTAAATGTAGCCAACTGTGCCAGAAGCATCCGACATTGCCGTAAAGTCAAATTCAGGTACGGTAAAATCATCGTTCTTCATTGGCAAACTGAACTGAGAAGCCAAACATTGATTTAATTTCAATGTCAGGATTTTTCCTTGATAAGCAGTTGTCAAATTAGCCTGGAACATTGGAGCTTGACCCATCAAATCATTAGTAATTGTGATAATGGAATCAGTACCAGTAGAAACCGCAGAATACTCATAAGAGATCGCTACGCTTGCAGAGGCTTGAGCTACGTTAAAGGTATAAACACCTAATGCGCTAACAGAATATTGACCAGCAGCCGGAGTTGCTGCAACTTTAGTCAAAGGGTAGCTAGTATTTGAAAGCAATACACCCAAATCATTAAGATAAGTACCTGATGCTGGGGGAGTTACTGTAATGGTGTAAGTCGTAGTAGCTGGAACGGAAGCTGCAAAGTTTTCAACGGCAGATTTAATGCCAGTTGTAGGAGTGCTGCCAAAAATCAAGTTTGAAAGAATACCGCCAGTAAAGGATGCTGTCTTTGCTTTGAAAGCAAATTTAGCCTTACCACGGCCAATTGCAATCGGGTGCTGACGTGAGCCATAAAGTGTCTTTTCCTCAAAAGAAAAATCACCAGAAATATCTTGCAAGCTACCGAATTGAACGGGCGTTGCATTAGCAACAGCGACACCCGCTGAATTTTGGATTGCTGTGGCATACATAATGCCAGTACCGAAATTAAGCATATAAAGCTCCTATAAAATGCGGGTGGAATCCGCTTGGTTTGTTGCGTAAACGAAAGTAAATAAAACAGTCCACATCGCTTGAATTCCGTCTTCCGTTGGATATTCCGGCTCTAGTAGTTCTGTCTCAAAAGATTGGTGGACAAGGCCGCCGAGAGTGGGGTCTTGTCCGACTGCGTTGGAGATTGCTGCAATGATCTTGTCTGCCTCATGGTCTGAGGAGGTGGTTGCTGTAGCCCTTGCGTGAGCTTCGATCTTCACTTCAAACCGTCTTAAATACGCATTACGGTTAGCAATGTCGATCTTTTCTGCACCAGGCTTATAAACGATGGCGGGTAATTCATTGGAATGTAGGGGAGTAATCCGAGTTCTATAAACATTCCCAGACGGCACTATTCCGGCGGCGATCAATTTTGTCAAAAGCGCCGAAAGAATTACGTCACGATAAGAGTTCATAGATAGGACAATCCAGCCGTACTTAAAGCCCCGTCATTGATTTGTCTAACGTCTTTTACTGAGTAGTTCGTTCCGTTTATAGAAACGACTGAGAGGTGTTTTAAGCCAGGTAGATCACCCGTTTTAAAGGTCATCTCGTACTCGGTTAGGACTTGCATATTGCTGACAAATGCGTTATCTGGCTGATCGAAAATAACTAAAGCTGTGATCGAGCCAAATGTGCAATTAACTGCAAAATCTGCAAATAGAAAAGACAAATCTTCGTCAAACATTACTTAGACTCAGCCTTTGGTAATTCGGCCTTAGACACTCTTTCAAGTGAATGGGGAATATCTGCACCTTTTGGCAAATCTAGCTCAAAAACTTCACCCTCAAAATGGACTTTTTGATTACCTCTTTCGTCTAATCTACGAAATTGGAATCCATGACGGACTTGAACTTGCATTTGAATCTCCAAAAATTAAATAAAAAAAGAGAGGCCGTAGCCCCTCTTAATTTGTTACGCTGTTAAAGCGTCTGACATTACTGAGAACGATGCGGCATGACGAACGCCGATGTCCAAAGTCTGCATAGCACGCAGCAAAATACCGCCTTGCTTGTACGCTGTAGAGTCGTATGGGTTAGGAACGATCTCAAGAACGCCCCACTCACCAACTAACAACTCAGACCAGTTACCGAAATAAACTTCGGAAGCTACAGAAGATGTACCTTTAGTCAGATTCGAACGAGCTTGATTAGTACGGGCAACTGTGTAACCGTTGATCTCGCCAGGGGTAGCAGAACGCTGACCATTTGGTGAGTTAGTCCACAAATACTGACCAGTTGTAGACTTGAGCTTTTTCAAAGCGCCAACTACTTTAGCGTTTGTCAAATAAGCAAGGCTGTCATCTGGAGCGTTGGCTGAGGATAATGCTGTTTCGAGATCGATCAAGTTGTCGATAGTGATTGCAGCACCGTTAGTACCACCAACTACAGAGCCGATACCGGACTGAGCAGAGATACCTAAAGGTTGATTGCTTGAGCCTGTACCATACAAAGCAGCAGCATCAATACCGAGCGCTAGTTGAGCGATCAGATCGGCACGAACTAACATTTCGATGTCTGGTGTTGACTGTTGCAACATTTGACGAGTAATCATCGAATAAGTACCGATGTGTTTTGGTGACAGACTTACTTTGTCGAAAGTTGCTTCGGCTTCTGTTAAGTTGCCGCCTTCGCCTACCCAGTAGTAGCTAGTCGCAGCAGTTTGACGGGGAATGTCAACTGATCCAACTAAACCGCTTAATACGGTAGCGCCAAGACCCATAACACGGGATTTATTACGCAATACTTCAATGAATGAACCAGAAAGCAAGTTAGTAGCAACCAATGTGCCGCCAGTTGTACCTGATCCAGCAGTACCTACTGCATAAGAACTACGCTCTGCAAAAGACAAGTTTGTAGGCATATAAAAGCCATCTGTACCTTTGCCCATACGTTTAGCGATGTCGTGAGAAATTTCACGCTCTAATCCAGCTTCTTTCCAATCACCAGACATTTGTGCGTTGATTGCACGAATCATTGAATATGATTCTTTTTCTTTGTCTGACAAGTCAGGAGCAAAGCCGTTACCCAATACAGCAGTTTTGCTTGCTGATTGACGGGTTACGAAATCTAAAGCTGATCCACGAGCTTCTTCGATGCTATTACCATTAGCAATCAAAGCATCACGAGCTTCGGCTGGAAGGCCATGCTTAGAACATAGAGCATTGATTTCAGCAGTACGCTTGCGCTCATCTTGTTGAACAGAGTGACGAATCGCCACCTCATCTACTACGGGTGCGGCCTGAGCCGCTGGGGTTACTGAAGTCATAGACTCCTCCTTGATTGCGGCTGTTGCCGTTGTTAAAAAACTCTTTTGATTGATTACGTTGATTGCGATTTCATTTGCAGATTCGTCACTTGAACGACCTACTCCGACTGTTGCATCGGCTGGAACGGTAACGAGTGATACTTCGTAGGCTTCCCAATCGGTAGCGGTGTAGAGGTCTGTTTCCTCGTCTACATCAAACTTAAATACCCGATA